ATGCTCACTGTTAAGCAGATAGAGGCCGCCAAGCCTAAAGACAAACCCTACCGAATGCTCGACAGCAATGGCCTGTACCTGTACGTTCCGGTGTCTGGCAAAAAGGTGTGGCAGTTGCGCTATAAGCTCGACGGCAAAGAGAAGGTGCTGACTGTGGGAAAATACCCTCTCATGTCATTGCAGGAAGCCAGGGATAAAGCGTGGACTGCAAGGAAGGATGTTTCTGTCGGGGTCGATCCGGTTAAGGCCAAAAAGTTGTCTGTGAAGGACAATTCATTTTCAGCTATTTATCATGAATGGTACGACCACAAGCGGCAGGTTTGGTCAGAAGGATATGCGGATGAACTTTCTCGCATGTTCCGTGACGATATTCTGCCAATGATCGGGTATCTGGAAATACAGGATATTGAGCCGATGCAGATACTGGAGGTGATCCGGAGGTTTGAAGAGCGCGGGGCAATGGAGAGGGCAAATAAAGCCAGAAGAAGATGTGGTGAGGTATTCAGGTATGCGATTGTTACAGGCAGGGCCAAATATAATCCGGCTCCTGACCTTGCTGATGCCATGAAGGGATACAGAAAGAAAAACTACCCTTTCCTTCCTGCCGATCAGATACCAGCATTCAATAATGCACTATCTGGCTTTTCCGGAAGTATTATTTCGAAAATTGCCACACAGATTTTGCAATATACTGCGCTGCGTACAAAAGAACTCCGTTCTATGCAATGGGAAAACGTCGACTTTGAAAACAGGATGATAACCATCGACGAAGAAGTAATGAAGGGGCGCCGTGTCCATGTGGTTCCGATGTCAGATCAGGTAATAAATCTCCTGAATACTCTCAAACCGATCACAAGCCCCGTTTCCTCTTTTGTGTTCGCCGGGCGGAATGATAAGAAAAAGCCCATCAGCGAGAATGCCGTATTATTAGTTATCAGGCAGATTGGCTATGAGGGGCTGGCGAGCGGGCACGGATTCCGCCATCAGTTCAGCACAATAATGAATGAGCATGGCTGGCCAGCGGACGCGATTGAAAAACAACTCGCGCACACCGCCAGCGGGTCAATCCGTGGAATTTACAACCATGCTCAGTATCTGGATAAACGCAGGGAGATGATGCAGTGGTGGGCTGATTACATCGATGGACGCGAAGGCGAGTAAGCCATTACGCGAACTCTTCCAGGGTCAGGTTCCATCTGCGCCATCTCCTGAGATGCCAAAATCTGCGAGCAGCTATCCAGAAATGAACACTGGCCGTTTACTCAATCCGCAATGTATCGCACCATAACTGCGGACATACTTGTTGTAGTTACGGTGCGCACCACTCTTTCATGTTTAAATCGCCAGGCTATCGCTTCGCACATCACAAATGATATGCGTCACGACGCCGGCGACAGTGACATCATCCAGAGCCTCGCCTTCAATCGCTTCGCCGTCTTCAGTAATCAGCGCCCTCCCTCTCAACGTGGCAAGCTCCGTCCCGCCGCCGTGCTGGATAAGAACCTGACTACCTTTATTGTGATTTTTAATTGATTATCCTATCAAAGTGAGTTTTTTAGTCTCACACCCTCCCCACATCAAGATAATGTATATTCAAATCAATTACACCCACGCATTTGCCATAGTCGCCCAGAAATACGTGCCATCGAACATGAACTCAATCGAGGTGGTTTTCCCGGCAGTGTTACCCGTATTGCTCCATGCTACCGGGAATTTGAATGCGCTGTCCCATGAAACATTTCTTCCACCAGTTGCATCCTGGGTTATCGAGAAAACGACTCTGTCACCAACCGCAAGGCCGGCGATAGAATTTGAATCTGCATAGAACGTGACGCTCTGTGTTAATGACGGGATTTTGAACGTTCTCCCGTATGACCAGATAGGCTTGTACCCAGTTGCTGTTGTGTCCTGTGGGCTTTGAACCTCTCTGCCCTCCCAGCACTTGACCCATTCCTTTCCGTTATAGCGCATTAATCCTGTACCGTACTGATAGTCGATGTTTACGTTATAAATCAGGTCCCCAACCCTGCCATTGAAGACGTTAACCACATCTCCTTTGAGTGCCGTATTATTCCCGTAAACCTTTGCCGCGGAACTGGATTTTGTCGCGACTGCAGATGCGTTCGTTACCACATTCCCGTTGATCGTTAATACCGCTGTAGAGGCATCGGCTAGAAGCGGTGGCGTGGTGCTGGCCACGTTTAGCTTGTTGGCCCCCATGAACACATCGACCTGCCCCAGTGCACGGATGGCACGAGTGATCTCGGTAAGCGAAAGCCCTTCTGCGTAGACCTCGGTGGGTTTTGTGATCTCTAAAACACCAGACTCATTGGTAGCCTGATGCAGAATGTTTTCGCCTTTTGTGACATCAAGAGAGCTGAGGAAAATCTTGTCAATATTGCCGGACTGAGCGATAAGCCGCCCGGCCGAGCCAGGGTTTGTTAATTTACCTGAAACATGAAGATTTCCAACCGCCCCGGCGTCCATCGTGCCGTTAGCATCAGAGAAGCCGGGAGAGGAGATGTAAGCCCCAAACGCCTGGTCCGTGGGGTTAATGTTCTCTAAACCTAATTTCAGATTTTCTATCCGTGACCCGTACAGTCCGTATACAAGCTGCCTGCCAGGATTCGGAACCATTTCCCGGATTTTTTTGATTTCCAGCGTACCAATATTGACTTTGTGCCTGGTTGTTCCGCCTACTAGCGCAAATCTTCTCCCTGTCGGGTTTTCCATCAGACCGCATTCATCAATAATGATGCTATCTGCGTTGTCACAACGTATCCACAACTCACTATCAGTTTGTGACTTGACGTTCATGCTACCAATTTTTAGCCGACCAATATCTGTATAAGTAAGATTTGTATCTCGAGTTAGAGATATAGCGTGGAGAACCGTACTCCCTGCCATCCTGCCGATTTCAGTATCCCAGAATTTGTAAGGAGCATTACCCGTCATCTTTAAGCAAGTTAATGAGTTTTGAGACTCAATGCTCCCCACCTCTATCGAGTATCCATGACCTCGTGATATCTCGTAAGCAGCATAGTCACCTCCGGTAAGCGCAAACATATCGTCGCCAGTTGAACCAGTCAACACACCGACGTTTGTTGCTACATAAGGAGGCATTATGTGCAAGCCATCTGAATATGTGTTGAAGTTAATTCTTGGCACGTAAATATTTCGGATGTTGGCCATCAGAACGCCGTATTTACGACAGCCCCACACGTTCGCTGCTTCTAATCGGCTATTAACAATGCCGTGTAAGACAATGCCCATCGTGTGTATTGCGGGGAAGGAGGACTGCTGCGGATTAACCATCGCGCCATAGCTTGCATCTACTTTGCCCTGCAGGTTTATGTCTATGTCCTTATCTGGCACGAAGCAATATATTCCTCCAGCCCAGCCCGCTGACGTAGCCTGAGCATCGCGGAGGGATGAGTGGGATTCAATGATAAATTCATTGCTGCTCACCACTTCCGTAACAAACATGATCCCGTCATAGCCGAACTCTGCAGCACCGTAGAATGCCGCGTAGTCGCCTGCTTTAAACGGGTGACTGTTACACACTACGCGGGCAAAAACAGTGCCATTCGTCGCCGCATTATCGCGCCAGGGGTTAGTGTAACCGGCTAACTTCGTCATTGAGGTGACAAGGAAGCGAGAAGCATAGTAGGCATTATTGATCAGAAACGGATGCCATTGAGCTGAATTTACATCCTGATGCCAGTCAGCCCCTGCGGAGGTATGTAAAGAAGTTCCTGACTTTATTACACCTGAATCGTTGTAAAGATATTTCCCCGGCACATTGTAGTTAATAAAACCACCAACATTTAGAGCCGACTTTAAAAGCTGAACATCCGTTGTTGCGTTACCGGAAGGGCCAGGCATAAATATCGCCCCTAATTCTGACCGCAGCTGGTCCTGTCCAACATCCACAAAATTTGCCTTATCCGTGGCATTCCAGGTGGATTCGGTTGTGCCCGCCGTGGTATACCCGGAGCCGATAACAACCGAAGCAGCCAGTTTCCAGAACGTACCGCCGTAGGAAATAAGCTGGTTATAGCTGGTCAGCGTCCAGGGGCCATCCTCATAGCGACCCAGCACGGTTTTCCCCGCCGCCTGAAGAACAGCTTCGTAACGCGATTCCTGGCTGGTAAGCTGCGCGTCAAACTCATGCTCCTGCTGATTGAGCTGGGAAATGAATGAAGACTGCTGTTCAGTCATTTGACTTTCGAATTCCGTAGCCTGCTCTGAAAGTTGAGCATCTATTTTTTCTTCAAGGCCGACTGAGATGGCTTCAGCCTGTTCTTTTGATAGTTCTGCTGCTCTTGCCGCATTCTGCGCTTCTTCTACAGAATCTTTAATATCAATTAAGGGGGCTTCAATGCTTAGAAGATACTGCTTCGCCTCTGCAGCACTCACAGCGGCCTGTGCCGCGAACTGTGCCGTTTGCTGTGTGTCGGTAGTCGCCATAATTTTTCCTGTTATTACCACTCGATATGCACAATGCCATCGGCGCCATCGCCGGATGGGTAAGCTATTCCGCTGAAATCAATATCGTAAGCACCACCACCTCCGGAGCCTGCCGCTTTCCCTTTTACGCCGCCGGTTGCGCCGCTACGTCCGCCACCACCCCAGAACGAAGCCCCGCCAGAACCGGTAAGCATGTTGGTCGCAGCCTGGCCGTCCTGACCGGTACCACCCTGAATGTTGATATCGCCACCTGACGCAACACCGCCATCACCCCCGGCGCTGTTCACGATGCTGGCCTTGTTGGATTTTTTCCCGCCGCGGCCGAAGATGAACCCACCCAAAGAAGAGTCACCGCCGTCATTGCCGGACACGGCACCTGATACCGCTGCGCCACCTTTGCCGACGACAACGGATAAGGTCGCTCCCGGAACAACATCCAGCCAGCCTAAAGCTGTACCGCCAGCCCCGCCCCCACCGCCGCTATAGGACTCACTTGAGGATGACGCCTGACAGCCGCTTCCTGATCCGCCTGCACCTGTCACGGTGTAACGAATGCGCGTTACCCCTGCAGGCACGACGAACGAATATGTCCCGTTGACTGCGTAAGCAATGTTTCCGTGCGGCTTAGAAAGGGAGGTTACGTTGGTTCCGTCAGAATGAATTTGGGTGACTGTCCCCGGCTTGCTGACAACGGTCGCGCCCGCAGCCCTGGTGCTGATCTGAACGTAGTAAGCGCTGCCGGTGCAGTTATTTTCAATGGTCCAGTCTTTCACCCATGGCGGAAGATAAAGGACCCGGTTTCCAGTTAGCGCGCCGGTGAGAATGAGCCGGGGGTTAGCCGCCTGCAGATCGGTGGCGTTAACGTTCGCCGTCGATACTGAAATGCTCGCCGATCCGCAGCCCCATGAAGGCATCCAGCCAGATGCAGTGGCATCGGTTTTTTCCGGTGCGGTGTTATTGGAGTCGATAGTGTTGAGCCATGACACCGAGTAATCGCTGGACGGGATCACCGCGCCTTTCGGGTAGCCGGAAATTGCCGTTCTGAAATCCGCGTTAAAGGGGTACCCCATCCCGGCAGCCGACCATTGCAGGCGTGTGTAAACGTCATTGAAAATCCCGTTAAAGTCCTGCCCCTTTGGCGGCTTACCGCCGGCAGAGAGTGCGATGCGGGTCAGAGGCGGAAAACCGGAGTCCATCGCCGCCAGTCCGTCAGCCAGAGTTTCAGAGGTGGAATTGACCGGGATCGTGTTTTTGTCGCCGCTCACAGAAAAGACAACCGTCAGACGTGACGGTATGGCTGAATTATTCAATTCAGACCTCCTGAACGATGTTAACTTTTACCCCGGGAGGGGAAGGAAGCGCGCCGGAGCTTTGCACTATGGCCAGCTCCGAATCGGAAAGTTGAAACTCAAAGACGTAGCTCATGACATGATTGCCATCGTCACGCACGTAAGCCCGCCCACTGGCGCCGAACATGTACATCAGCATGCGATTCATGACCGGCACAGTGCAGTCGCTGATGTTCGCCATCGCTTTGCACATGATCAGCTTGCGGTATGCGTCATTGGTCAGGACGACAGTATTTGTGTCCTGAACGCCGGTATAGAAAGGAGCCTGGTTAAATGGCTGCGGATCAGTGAGCTCTGCCGGGGTGCTGGTAGCTTCGCCAAACCCCAGAAACTGCTGTGATGGCGTCACAGTCAGCAAACGCTCTACATCAACGATTTTACCCCAGCACATCAGCCCGTAATCGCCGCAGGTCTCGATGTTGAATACGAGGTCATAGAACGTGTCTATCCAGTCATCTGGCGCTACAGAAGCGTTAAAGGTATTAATCAGTGACCGCAGGCTGGTTGAGTTCACGTACTGCGCGTAGATCGTCCAGTCGACATTATTCACTTACCGCCTCCGTTATGATGTTTGTCGCATCGAGAGTCGGTTCCTGATCTATCCCCATGGTCAGCGCACTAGACCAGGTGGTTCCGTCCAGAGATATCTGGACCGAAAGAACGTTCATATTCTGTGCATCGAGCGCCTGGATGGGGCCGATATACCGGCTGCCATAAATTCGCGCGCCGGCACGCGCCCGGGTACCGCCATCTGCGCCGGTAAAGGCATTCAGGACGACCGTTCTGATCTGCGCGTTGATATCTGATGGAAGGCCATCATTCGCTTCGTATTCCACCTTGATATGAACGCTCACCGCATCCAGCGTTTTCCACCTGTAGGTGTACTCCGGATAAGGGGCGTCATAATTTTCGGTATCCTGCACGGTCCCGGTGGTGTCACCGTTCATAACGGTGCCCGGGGGAAGTTTTTTATTGATGGCCGCTGCAATGTCTGCCACTGCCCCGCCATAAACCCCGATATAAATCGAGCTGGCAAGCAGCGTGTAATTCGTGGAACCTTTTTCGACGGAAGTGGGCTCTTTGTTGTCGATGACATAAACATCAAGCACCCCATCGACTTCCAGGACAGCAGCCCGCACAGCTGCTGCCGTGTTGAAGGCGTTACGTGCCACTGACTGGCGACGGCGATACTCAAATGCAGATCGCCCTTCAACATTCGAGCCCGGCACACCTGCCGTCTCGTTGGTAATGCTCGACCAGCCACTTACCGCGACATAGATGTTTGTCAGCGTACCGATGGGGCAAGCTATCGGCCCGGTTGTCAGGTTCTGGAACTCGATCTTTACCGTCCCGTCTGCGCCAATCGTTCCGGCCGCCAGGGACACGTACATATAACCGTTATCGTCGGTTGCATAGGACTGTGCCGGGATCACCGTCCCCGGTACGCCGGAACATGTGGCTGTTACAACCGTACCCGCAGCAGCAATGCGATCGAGGAAGTAAATCCTGCCGATGCCATCCTGAAATCTGCCGGAGGAAAAGTCCGGGTTCATGTTGTTGACGATAGCCAGAAGCTGATCGTTCTTGTCTGCGATGATTGCTGTGTCAGTGACAGCCAGTTGCCCCTGCGGCGTCTTGAGGTTAGTGCTCATCGCCGTCCCGAATGCAGAACCAATATCTGCTATACGCCCGGCAAGAATGTCTCCCTCATCTGGAACATCAAGGCCAGTGGTGGAAAAGGTCACGGCCGGTACCGCCGTAGAGATTGTCGTCATTTTTTCCTCACAGGGTGACGCTGGAATCCAGGCCGTTGGTATCCACGATTGCAATAACGCCTGTAGTGCGGCGCGTATCTCGGTTGTTAATCAGCGTCGGCTCAGCGCGCGCGATATAGCTCATCCGCAACGCTTCAACCTGAAGCGCGGCCGCCATGGCGCCAGTACTGGCCTTAACGTTCAGCAGCTCTTTGTAATTAACGCCGGTGTCTTTTTCGTAAATGCATTCGCCGCGTATAGACAGGCATGCCGTCGCTACGTCCTGAGCGCAGGCGTAGGGATTTTCAACCGTGGCGATATTACCCAGCTCATCAAGGACAAGGTCCCAGGTGTCGGGATCGAGTTTGAGAGAGATTGTTTTCATGGATTTCGCCCATAAAAAAACCCCGCCGAAGCGAGGTTTGGTTTTCGAAGCACTAATTAGTGCTTAGATTTATTATCAGATAGTTAGGCTACATCTGCGCCATGGATCAGGTGGCGCAATGCCTTTACACCTTCTGCATTGTAGCGGAACGCCTCAACCTGCTTATCTGAGTGTCTCGACTTATCCAGAAAGAACTTGCCGTACTGCTCTGTTTTCAGATTGTGTTTATTAGCCACACGACCGATCTTGTTCGCAGTGCAACCGAGCTGCGCCGCCACTTCACCCGCCGTATAGTAATGCTCTTCAATCACCGGCAGTGGCACAACTTCATGACCGAGAAGTGGGTTAACGAGAGTGGCGACGATCACCTGGTTAGCCGATTCACCAAGCCGAGGGAACATTGACATCAGCTCGCGGGCCGATGCGATGTTTTTCTCCAGCGCCTGAGCTTTGAGTTGTTCAGCTTTGGCAAGCCGATATTCAGTAAGCCCTGAGGTGCTTTTGGTCGGCACCTGGATAGCCTGCATGTCTTCCAGCTTATCAACCAAAGAGCGGCGAACGGCCTTAGACTCACGTGCAGCCACGCGCAGTGCCTGCTTGACCGTCATTTCGATTACGACCTGATCGGCGCCGCCTTTAGACTTGTCCATGGGGGTTACAAAAGTTTTGTAACCCTCCCCCTCAAGCTCATCACGAATGCGATCTATGAATACATTATTACGTACCGGCTTCTCTCCGCATTGCTTACGCGCCTGATTGACCATTTCAAGCAGTGACTGGCTGTCAATGGTTTTATCAGTGACAATTGAACCTACATTTGCTACATTCTTAGAAGTCATTCGACATTCCTTATGTGGTAGTAAGGGTGTGACATAAGCCGCCAGCTGTAACTGGCGGTTTTTCTTTTTGCATCATTGCAACATCTCCTGACGCAGGTGCGGTAACACCCTGCTCCAGTTGTCATCCTTCCATGGGTGAAACTCGATATGCGCCGTCTCGCGCTTAATCACTTCTCTTGCCTTGTTAATCGATCGTGGCAACTCCTGCCCGATGGAATGAAAATGACCAGCCTGGCGATGTCCCGCCACTTTCAACAACGGAGTGACGCTATCGCAGGCCTTGAGCATGATGTCGCTGGCCCGCCATAACCATGCCAGAGAGCAAAGATCTTCGTCACTGAACTGCTTCGCAATCGGCGAATGCGCCACTTCCCGATCCAGAATATCCAGAACCCAGCGGCGAAACTCTTTGGCTACCGGAGTGCGGGCAAACATTGCGATAAGATGGGCACCGCGCAAAGAGAAGACGCGAACTTTCATCCTGCGGGTAGAGCCATTTATTCCATTGGTCACTGATTCAATGACCATTGTCATACCCTGAGAGAACTCATCTTCGTACTGAGCGAAGAGGTTAGAAATTGACTTGGTGCTTTTGTAACCGAGAGCCTTCGCAATATCTGCAGATGTCAGCCAGACACCTGTGACATTTTCTACCGGATTAAGCGTTACACCATGGAAGTTGAAATCTGATTTAGCTACAATGTTCATGTCGATATTTCCTTCGCGGTTATTTTCGATAGAGGCCCGGATAGTGTTAGTGCACTTCCGGGCTTCGCTGTTTTTAGCGACCATTCGCCACCTCTTCCCTCACGCCTTTTGCCAGCAAACGAACAATCGCCGAATTAAGAGAAATACAGTCCATTTCAGCTAGGCGGCGAACTTCCTCGTTTAGTCGTGATGGAAGACGTAGGTTGATTTTGATGTTTTTGCGCTCAGTGAAAAGTGTATCTTGCATTATCTAATCTCCTTTATTTGGTGCCAGAGTGACGCCATGTAGGCCACTATGCCACCATTGAAATCGTATGGCAATATGGCACCATGATTTTTTTTGAGGGATTTGCAATGGCCGAAAAACAAGTAAAAGACTACGACAAGTTCAACCTTCGCTTTCCTGATGGTATGCGCGACGCCATAGCTGCGCGGGCCAAGCGGAACGGCAGGTCTATGAACTCTGAGATTGTCCAGATCCTTCAAGATGCGCTGGAGACAGAAAAGCTGATAGCTGAAAGCGACATTGTCGATTTTGATTCAACTCAGGCGGCCCTGGCTTCTAAATCCACACCAGAAGAGAAAGCATCGTTTCTTGCCGACCTTGAGAAAAGAGATCCCTTTACTGCTGCAATTCTTCGTGAGGGAGAGGAGCATAACAGAAGGCTCGCGGCAATCCTTGGGAAGCGCATGGGTTATCTTGACAATGATAAATAACAAAACCTCTGGAGAACACGATGGAATGGATTATTGGTGTAATCGTAATAGTATTTCTCGTTAACCTTTTCAAACCAAGGCGTTGCGATGTATGCGGCATAGGGTTTAAGCGGAACTACTATACCTGGAAGATCGACGGCAAAAAGCAACACCTTTGTCCGAACTGCAATAGCAAAATGAAAAAAAGAAAAAGTGACATCAGCTTTAAAGACAGGTTCGGCTGAGGAGGTGCCCACACACGTGGGCATCATCAATCGTGCATAGCTCCGAAAAGCAAAGCAACAGCCACAATCCCCCCTATGAGAATCAGCACCCGATCCCAAGCAATTTGAGTACCGTTGTATTTTGGCTCTGGTAATGCCATCGGGGTAATCTCACTCCCGCAATGCTTGCACTTCGTAGCCTGATACTTCACTGGCTCTGCACAGTAGGGGCAGTCCCTCATTGGGCCCTGAGAATCAGCTACGGCAGCGCCAGAAGAATTAAGCGAGGGGACGAAAAGAACGTGAATAATTGCGACGATGAAAAGCAAGAATCCATAGAGCCACCAACCGCCGAAAGATCGCCCCTTACTTTGCGCAATGAACGCAGGTATTAACCCCAACAATGCTGCAATAACTAAAAACGACATTTTTATTCCCTCTATGCCGCCCCCAGAGGATCGGTTCGGCTTCCCCCTGATACTACCCCACCATGCGTGTGCCCATCAACGACAGAGCCATCGACAAGCTCAAGTTTCCCGTCTGGGTGTACTTTCAGGCCGTTGATGTTAACGACGCCAGGGCTCTGTATGTTTATGCCGCTACCGGTGAACTCTGCAAACTCCGTCGGCTCATCGTTCAAACTGGCGATAGCCGTGATGTAAACAGCATCCGAGTATGAGTGGCGCCGCTGAGTTGGCGGAGGGCCGCCGCCTTTAGTTTTTTTCACATTTGTGATGTCTTTATCGCAGGCAATCACCAAGCCAATATCGCCTACTCGTGGCGTCATTTTTACCGAGCTATTTCCAGCCTGATACTGAATGAATGGAACATTGTAAACATCCTGGTTTGCTATGGAACCGCCCGAAGCGTTTGTTCCAGTAACCAGAGGAAAAACGGTAAGAGTCTTGCCATTCACTTTTTTGACTATGACGATATCAGCAAACACACAGCCTTTTATGGCTCCGGCTATAAGCGAAAGAACAGCATTCCCCTGACACGACATGTCACTAGGCTTTTGCTTGGTAAGCATCTCACACTCCAAATACAAATCCTGGATAAGCTACAACGAATGTTTCCCACAGTCCGCCGGGGACCTTGCATGACAAATAATGAGTGGTTCCATACTGGACTATCCAATCTCCACTTGCGTGAGGGAGAGAGGTTTCCAGTTTTATTTTTCGTGCCAGCTTTATTGATGGTGAATAAATGCAGCGGAAATTTATACCAATATCATAAAAAATAGGGTAGCCAATTAATCCATGCTCTGGAGATATAAATGGAACTACAGAGTCAACAGGGCTTTCCCCGGTGTAGATTGTAACCGTCCCAAAGTCTATATCTGCGATGATATTATGGTCGGCTGCAATTTTCTGAATTTGCTCAATGGCATTCCCCTCATAATAAGGGTTGCTGTGCACTGATTTAACATCAACATTTACGAACTTCAAATCCACCTTAGAGGCCAGTGCGTTTATCATATCGGCGACAGACGCTTCACCTTCAATTGATGTTGGCTCACATACTACAAGCTTCTCCTTCCCAATAGCTGAGGCCGTGATTTCAATCGGGGCATCAGGCATCTGATTCAGGTTCACCCTGGCAGATATTATCGTGCCCATAAACACGCAAACATCTCCAGTAAACACCCGTATAGCGTTTTGTTGCTCACCGAAGAACTTTTCGGAGTTGGTGGTCAATTTAGCCATATTATCAAGGGATAACCCCCATAGGCTAAGCTCCATCATCGTCCCGGTGGCTCCACCATACGCCGAAACAGAAAGCTCGCACTTGAACCCTTCTGCTATGAGCGTGTTACCTTTTTTACCGTCAAAGGTGCCATTGGCCAGAGTAAACTCAACCGTTAACTCTCTTTCCTTATAGCTCATCGGCCCACCTCATCATTCGATGCATAATACAGCTTAAAGCGCGTCCCTATTTCGTCATAAACCGGATCGGCATCCCCTTTTGTGTCTACAAAAATGAGATCTCCCTTAAATCCAAGATACTTATATCTGACGAGATATATACAGTTAAGACAGAGGACTCCCTGCATAATTGCAGCGTCATCAACATACAGGTCTATGTAGAATCCAGTTGAGCGCTGATGTAGCTTGATGGCGCAGTTCTGGCCGCCAAGCGAGACATACACCTTTTGAGAAAGTGACGGTGATAAGCTAATTTCCTGCATGTCACATCACCTTATTTTCAAGAAAATCAGCCACCGTGCTTTTGATCTGTTTTGCGACCGCTGTTGATGAGTTATCCCATACTTGCGATACCGATTTGGCCGCCGAATTGACACCTGAAACTATGGCACTGCCGGTAAGATTAATAGCGCTTGATAGCGATGAATTTCCGCTTGTCCATGCGTTTTTTGCGTCAGTAAGTGTTACTTCTTTAGTTGAAGCAGTGATCACCTCTGTTTTTGCAGCGCCCTTGTTGTTTGTTTTGTCGTTATTTGTCGGCGCCTTACCGGAAACCCCATTAGCGATAATTACTTCACCGCTATCCATGATCTCCTCGAAGGTGCAGTTTGCCATCAACAACGTCTGCCCACGATACGACCCCACAAAGTAATCAAAATGGGTCAGATCGTAGCTGTAATACACCGTATCGGGTGTCTCGATGTTGTAGGTGCTGGCCGTGTTTTTCATCTCATCAAGCTTTTTGATGAAATTACTTCGGCTAAGAAGAGAGAAGTTTGTCAGATTTGGAAGCGCCCCTGTATATGCGGTCCATCCTTCAAGCGCCAGGATAACCCTTAACTCCGATGGCTGCCGGACCTTGTTGTACGAAGTATACTGCCCATTTTCAACCGGTCCCTTCGTCACGTTAGCATCACCGTAGCGATCAACACTAACCCAGCCGGACGGGGAGAAAACCTCCTGCCCGGCTGCAGCCGTCAAAAGCGACTCGTCAACGGTGTTATAGGTGATCCGATAAGTTGGCGACAGGGCACTGTTAAGGACGGATAACAGGCTTCCTCCCTGAATGGCGGATAGCACTGTTGAGACATTCAGAGAAAACGACATGAGTTATTGTCCTGAGTAGCCAGCCATTAGCATGACGCGGTTGTCACCGTGCTTTTTGATGTCGCTGGTAAGCTGTTGCACGTTCTGAGCCTGAGTAGTTATTTTGGTGCCATAAAAGTTATAAACACCGCCAGCCTGCCCGGGCATCGCGCGGTCTACGGCCATGCCAGCGCCGGGACGCATTCCCGCCATGACTTTAGGTACGTAATTGCGAGTTTCCGACGGCAGGTTATCCATGCCTTTCTTCTGGACGTTTCCGAGCCCCCAGTTATAGGAGGCAAGAGTTTTTTCCAGATCGCCACCAGTAGCATCCAGCAGATAGCGCAGGTATCTTCCAGCGGCATCTGCAGATTTGTGGGGGTCGAAAACATCACGACCTTTCAGCCCCATATCCTTTGCGGTGCCAGGCATGAACTGGAACAAGCCTTTGGCTCCGGCCTTCGACTCCGCAAACGGATCGCCACCTGATTCAGTGGCTGCCACCGAAGACAGCAGCCCGGCCGGAAGCCCATATTTGCCCTCCAGTACACCGAACTCGCCAGCCATGGCCTGAAGAAAAGCCTTTCCTTTAGCGCCAAGACGAGCGGCTTGCGCGTTAAGCGGAACGTTTGGCTGGTAGCCGCCGATACTTGGATTTACAGAGGAAGCTCCGGCAGGGGTGACAATGGCATCTGCTATTTTAGAAAGCAGAGCCTTTGTGGTATCCCAGTAAGACTTCTCATCCTGATCCTTCTTTCTGTCTGAAGGGGTTCCCCCCAGCCACTCAGGAAGATACTTATTCAAGAGGTCATTATATTTTTTATACGTGCCGTTTTCGTAAATACTTTGGGAATTACTCGTGACCCCAGGTAGCGCATCATTCCCAGTAGGCTTACCGTCTTCGGTGCCGTACCACGCCTTTTTAAACTCATCGGCAGCTTTGGAGAAGTTGCCGTTATTGAGCTCGTTTAAAGCGTTACCCAGATGATTCAATACCCTTCCAAGCATGGAAAAGTTATCTTTGAGGTTGCGCAGGTCGCTTGAGAGCGTCCAACTACCAAGGTCAATTCCAGTAATGTCATTAATGTCCCGCTTCAGCTCCTTGAAGAAAGACGAAGATTTAACATTCCCCGATGACCATTCTTTTAGCAGACCATTTAGATCTCGAATGGTTGGTATCAGACCTTCATAAATTTGGTTTTTTATCGTATCAAGGTTTTGGCCAAGCTCCGCCCATGCGGCTGTAAATTCCTTTGCGCCTTTGGTTGAGGCATCTGTAATGCCTGAGCTTTTGGTTAAGCGATCAACGTCCGGAAGAAATCTTCCCTCCTGGTTTCGCTGAATGGTCGCATCATCGAACCCGCCCATAGCACCAATCTGGCGCCTAATGTTTGGGTCTTTGACTTTCCTGAGTGACTCTAGGTAAGACCTTGCAAGTGACTTAGCATCCTTTGAATAGACGTCAAAAGTATCACCAGTTAACGCCGTAAGCATCCGCATGCCGCTAAAAATTGGGCTACTGGTATCCCCAAATAGAGAGCCTTGCTTTGCAGCCTGAAAACCCTGCAAGGCGGCCGTAATCCTCTCAAAAGAGCTTCCGGCTGACTCGGCAGCTTTTCCGAAACCATCAAGTTCTCTGGCTGTCATGCCAAGAGCCTTTGACTGAATGGAAAGGTCCATCAGGCTGGACGTGGTATTTTTAACAAGACTCATCAGGCCGCCAGCGGTGACAGTCACGCCGGTCAGCGCCAGCAACTCCGTCTTTATGCTGCTGAAGAACGAAGCGGCTTTCTTGCCCTGCTCTGCCATTTCCTTGGCAGTTTTTTTCGCATCCTCACGCTGCTTCTTGAGGTCGTCGCTAACGTCTTTCTGCCCCTTACGGAAGTCAGACGTATCAAGTCCCAGCGTAACCAGGAGGGCGTCAATTACCGTTGCTGCCATGATCACTCTCCGCTATGGCTCTGTTGGTGTTATCCACGGTCATTATTTCAATCAGCCACCACATATCCTGGACGCTGTATACCGTGTCCAGTTCGTGGAGTGTCGCCATTTTCCCGGAGATCACCGCGGCGATACTGCGCGGCACGTTCTCGTACTGAATGAAGCCACGATCTGAGTCTTCCGGGACGGATAAGGGGATTTCTAACTTGCGGTGGCTGCTACAAAAGCGATATGGAGTTTGAAGGCTTCGATTTTCAGGCGCGACCAGGTGCTGATTTCTTCGATCTGACCTTCATCAACAAGCGCTGTTTCGATACCGTTACCGCCGAGGAATTTCACGCAACCAAGCAGCTCATCAAGCAGAGGCTTCGACTGTGCGAACGGGACTTTAGCCAGTGAAGTGATACCCCACTGAGCGAGGCCGGCCATGCCGCTGGCCATCACGCTTTCGTACAGCTCGCGTGCTTCTGCGTTATCCTCGGCCGGGGCCGGAGCAACCGCGGCACCGATGGCCGCCATCATATTGTCGGGAACGGTAACCCCGGCGCCAATGACGGCGCACGCCAGGCGGATCGCCCACTCTTCGGCCTTTCTCGCCGGCATTTCGGTGATTTTGAACTGCTTACCCTTGTCACGGTTATCTGCTTCAACCGTGAATACGATGCTTTTACGAGCCATTTTTGTTTCCTGAATGAGTTTTTTGGCAATAAAAAAGCCCACCGTAGTGGGCCATTCAAAAACCACGAATTTGTGGTTTTCATGATTCGGTAAGCGCACCAGGAAAACCGGGCAATGCCAACTGACCTTGCTTGTCCAGTTGCTCAATGCGTGAAAGTAGCTGGGGCTTCTTCTCTTTCCCCCACCGGCGCAACAGACGACCAGACATACTGGCAACATCCTTCTCTTTAAGGAACTCCAGCATGACGGCGTTACGCTCTTCTTCAAACTGGCGCCGCCCAACCTGAAGCATCGCGTACATCCAGTTGAAGGCGTTGATGTAGGCGATCTTGATACGCATCGCCTCTTTTTTGGTGTAGGACATAACCAGAAGCATCAATCCATCTTTGCGGAGCCGATAGAACTTCTGCGGCTTACCGTTCTGCAACTCATTGTTTTTATAGCAAAGCTCAAAATTGAGTTTTGTATCGAACTCCGGCGGGCAGGCCTCGATAGTTCGCTCAATGTCGCGAATTACGTTTTTAGGCAACTTTCCAAATGCCTTCGCCACCATAAACGAGTCAGTTACCGGGTCGTTGTCAGCAACAAAAATGAGGTCACGGAAATCAAGTCCGTTAATAACTGTTGGGTATGACATTGCGGTATTTCCTTTAGAAAGATGAGCCTGTTCGCACAGAAATGCCGCCCCGAGAAGGTCCGCACCTATACGGCATTTCTCAGGCTCAGCTTTCTGAAAGACTCGGGAGTTAAATGCGCTGCGACGCGCAGGAGGTTTATTTCTGATATAAAAAAGCCCGGACTTGGCCGGGCTGATTGTTTACGCTGAATAGCCTGCCGGGGTGACAGTTTCCCACTGGATAAGCCCAGTTACCGGCTGAAGCACACGGCCGGCGGACGGCATACGGCGCGCGCGCTGCAGGATGCCGTTGGTCATGATGTACTTTTTACCCAGCGATGGCAGGATCACCGTACCATTGACACGCAGCACAGACCGCGTGGTCATCTGCGTGTTTTGCCAGTTGTCGATGTACTTAATTGACGGTGAGGATGCAGCCAGATGGAATGTCCACGGCAGATCACCATAAACAAAACCGCCCAGCAGTTTACCGTCAGCAGTACGCTGGTACTCTGCCATATCGGTATCACCCATTTCGAAGATGTTTTGCGCTTCGAACTGCTCCAGGTTAAACCCTGAAGGGTAGAGCTCAGCGATTACCAGCTCAATGATGGCGTCTGCCGACGTAATATTTTGACCGGCCATTACTGCACCTCCGTGCTGTTAACGGTGATACCCTGGATGATCCCGCCGTCGGTGTACCAGAAGTAAACCGTTGGCTTGGTACGCGCGGCGCGCATTGCCGGGGTGAACGGGCCGATGTAGATGTAATACCCTTCAGCCAGAAGAGAATCCGTAACGTCGACGCCAGTGATGGCGTTAATCTGGTCGATCTGCGACTGGTCAAGGTCAGTGCCCGCCGTCATACCGCCCCACGCCCTGAATTGCTCAATGGTCGGCTTCATGCACGATTCAATGCGAGCTTTTCCGGCTGCAGCATAGGGCAGATTACTCGCCTGCTGGAACAGCGCAACGAGAGCTGCCTGAAGCTGAGCATTTACCCATACCTGACCAGCCCAGGCGTCAAGCCACGCATAATCACCGGTAATAGAACCGGGCGCCCACTGATTGGTTTCGACGGCATTCGAGGCATAGTTGCCGTAGAAGTTATAGCCGTTAGCCTTGGCAGCCTCGTAATCAGTATCGTTACTGATCATCGGCAACAGGCCGGACACCTGACGGCCATTCAGCGAACAGCGCCCATTGGCCTGCGTGAAGTTCAGCGCGGCCACAAACCCCATCGCGTTTGCTGCATGGTTCGGGTAACCATACACGGGGCAGGTATCGTTGTAGGCGTAGGTGTTGATGATGTCATACACCAGTGCATTCGAGCTGCCCGCCACGATTGCCGTTCCTGATGCGTCCCATGGGACATAGGCAAAGCGGTGGTTCTGGCTGTTTGCCCAGAGCGCAAACGCATTGGCCTGTTCTTTGGTTACAGCGAACGTCGTGGAGAATGTTACCCAGTCCTGCTCTTTGGCAAGAATGGCAGTAAAGATATCGTCAACCACTGCCGGCGCCGCACCCTGCGAGATCACCGCGCCGGTCGCTTCGGTCAGTTTAAGACCTGTGGCCAGCGTACCTTCATCGGCAAAGGTAATGGTGCTATCCACGCCTGTGGTGGCAGAGGTGATGATGAATTTCTTCAGCACGCTATCCCAGGTCACTACAACCGAGGAGCCAATGCCGGTTTCAATCAGCTCTGCCGCGTTATCAAAACTGGTCGCGCCGCTGAGGTTGATAGCCGCAGAAGTCTCCTCCGTGCCGTCAACGGTCAGAGTCAGCGTACCCGAAAGCAACTTGAGCTGTGCCAGCGTGGTCGCGGCGTGCGATCCGGAACGAAGGAATGCCGCCACTGCTGCGGTATTGAATCGGCTAAAATACAGCTTGCCAGGCATCTGTGTTTTACCGGTGAATGCGGCGAAATACAGCACCGCGGCGGTGTACTCAATCGACGCGCTGCCGAAGTACGCCTTTACCTCATCCGCACTGGAAAATGAGGGTACTGCACCAACCGGCGCGTATGCGCTGTCGGTCAGGAACAGGCCATTGAGATCAATAGCCGTCCCTGTCGCCTTCAGTACGCCGGGAAGCATCTGGGCGATTTTTGATAGCGAAATTGCCATTTATTATTTCTCCGGAGGAAATCTCACGTCGACCGGCTGCGATATCACATCTGCGCCTGTCATAAACTGCTGAGGAACGCTGACGACAATCAGCGGGTTTGCGTGGAATTCAAGCGTCCAGCGGGATTCCCACTGTTTCTCGCCGTTGATCATCGATGTTTGCCGCGGAGGGCCGGAATAAAGCGGTACCAGGACATTCGCGTTTTCCCTGAACCAGGTGCATGCGAATTCGGAACGGGCAATACGCGAAAAGATGATGGCATTGTTTTGCGCCTGATCTCCGTAGAAATCGAGCTGACATTGCCATTCATCAACGCGGCGAAGTTCTGCCCGCCCGTAATCGCTAACGCCGTCATACTCGTAATTGACAGCACTGGTTGAGAGGTCCGTCAGAAAAAGCGGCGTCATAGTAATGAAACCGCCTTTCGGCATGGGGGTCTGATTTTGCTGAGTCTGCGTGATCTCTGCGTCCGGGAAGAGGACAGAAAGGAAATCGCCAGTCGCCTTAAACAGATCGCTTTCAGTGACCTGCAGGCCTACGTCAATTGTTGACATGCGATAACCCTCGTCCAGTCCGGCCAGTTTTCAGGCACATCCACAACAAGCCATGTTTCATTGCCGATAACGAACTTATCGCCGCCCTGCTGCCGATCTCTGTTAATCCCGCACCAGTTGCCATCCGTCCAGATACTGACCAGCACACCCTGGATATTCATGTTATCCATGTGCCTGATATCAGCCTGACTTAGCGCCTGCTTTTGCACCATCATCGTTACCGGCGGATCGAAGCCAGGAGAGGTCGAATAATCCGGGTTTTTGATTGGGCCGATCGAGCGGTAAATCTGCGCCTCGACGCGAGGATTAACCGCGCTAATGGCGTTTCGCACTATGGAATGAAGGTTCACTCTTTCACCTCGTAGTCGACCGAGTTCAGCATATGCCCTGACCAGATTAACGGGTCGTCAAACCCCTTTTGGTCGACCGTGCTTTTTGCGTTCGGCGGTTCAGAAAAGGCGATGATTGACGACTGAATCTGCCCCTTGATCCGCTCCCCCATCAGCGCCAGGCTTTTGCGGGCGTCAAAATCGTTTGCCTTCATGAGTTTTCCAAGCTCTCCGCCCCACTCCGGACCATGTTCAGAAATGGTCTTCCTGAAGTACGGCCGGGATGGGATCGTAACGATATGCTCGGGTATCATTACTGACTGCGCGAAATTGGCCTTTGATGGCTTTGCGAAGCGCGAAACACCGTCACGGCGAACGTAAAAGTTCAAATCCCGGGTATGCGCCGGGATTTTTACAGTGCCACCAAATTCGTTGGTGGCTGCCACAAGCGCTACCGGCGTCCCGTCGGGGTACTTAGCCCCCTCAAGGAAACCCACCTTTAAATCATCGCCAGAGGACAGCCCCTTTGCGATAGACTGCAGGTGCTCCATCAGCTTATCGCCGCCTGACATCCCATCCATAGCTACCTCCGGATGAATGAACGGCGGTTGTAATGCCCCGGGTACATGGAAGGGGATGAGCCAGGGACATAAAAACCTGTCCTGTAAGGCTTTGTAGCCTCCCAGTAAGCTGACCCGTAAGTAGTCTGCTTATACCACCAGGAGCTTTCGCTTGAGGGCCCTGCGTCAGCTGATACTGACACTGACCCCTCCGATGCGCTTGCCACACGGCCAACCAGACCAGAAGCCTTTTCGCCGTTTACGCCTGAATTTAGCGCCGCAATGTGCGCAACCAGCATGTTCAGGAAAAGAGCCCGGATAGAGATATCTTTTACCGGGCTGCTGTCCGTGTTATTCAGGTAAATCGTTGCCTCCGTGAAGTACGCATTAAGCAGCGTTTCACTTACGGCATCGAACTCCGGATAACGCTCACGAAATGCGGCAACATCAAAGACAACGATCGCCATTATTTTTTGTCCGCCTTCTCAATGCCCGGGGCCGGGTTGTTCTGATCCAGACCTTCAAGACCAGTTTTCTCCGAAGCGTTTTCAGTCGCTTTCGCCTGGGCACTGCTGGTTTTCGCCTGGGCAAACACCAGCTCTTTGCGAACGTAGGGCTGATCAGCATGTACTGCCAGCCACGCCTCAAAGGCTTCCTTGTCCACGTTTTCGGTCAGGCCGTAGCCGCCGACAACGATAGAGGAGTTGGAGCCGTTAAGCTCCACTTTGTACTCGCCCTGCTCCAGGATCAGGCCGTTCGGCAGTTTGCATCCTACAGTTACTGTTTCGGCCATGTTACACCCCGATCATGCTGGCAATGCCCAGCGGTTGACGAATGATTGCACCCCAGGTGCCACCAGATTTTTTCTGACGCCAGGAAGACTCTTCCACCACGACAGCATGGGCGCGCATCTTCTCGGTGAATGCTGCATAAGCGGTGTCCTGCTCACCCAGACGCTCAACAATCAGTTGCACAAGCTCGCCTGCGTCGGTGCTGTATTCAACAGCGGTTTCGATACGCAGGTTCGGGAAATTTTTCTTCAGCTGATCAGTGACGTTCACGTTGTACTGGTTCGTCTTGGTCAGGTTCACTTCCATTCCCGGCGACATGCCGAGCACCATGCGATCGGTGCGCTCTACCAGGCCTTTGGTCTGAGAGACCAGTTGCATATAGAGGCGACCAGAGATGTCGTCATATACGGCTTGTCCGTCTTTCGATGCCCAGGTAACGCCACCGCCGGAACCAGTCGCCGCCGGAGTTACCGGCGCGCTCAGGGACGGATCGTTGAGCAGGCCGTAGTTTTCAAGCCCTGCGATGCCGTAGAAGTACGACTTGTTCTGGAACTTGTTCAGCACAAGCGCAGAGGCAACGTTGAGCTCGGCGGCATAGCCGATACGACCGGCGCCGTACATGTCCAGCTCGCGCTCACCCCAGCGGGTGTGAGTCTGATAATGGAACGACTGGCGCGGCACCCAGTTGACGTTGGCGGACGTCATGCCGTTGTTGTTGAAGTCGCCGTAAGCACTGGTTTCACCAGTCGACTCGACGATCGGGAACTGCGAGGTCAGCGTCGTCCAGTCGCCTTTTTTCACTTCACCGATAATCTCTGCGGCCTTCATCGGCGTTACGAGAACGCGGATAAGTTCCGGATCGACGTAGTTCGTGAAGTAGGCCGGGATACCGGCGTTATTCGCAGTAACCATTTGCGGCTGGGCATCCATCGCCAGCGCGAAATTCTCCGCAAACTCCGGCTTCAGGTAGTCCTTCGCGCCGGGCAGCACAATGCCATATTTCCCGCTGGCTGCGGCGTAGTGTCGCTGAAATTCGTTCATTACTTGCTCCAGGTGCTGATTTTGACCAACTCGCCAGCGTCACAATCGCATGCGGCATAGAATGCGGTCTCGATAAAACCGGCCACGGTTGCGCCGGCTGCGGCGACTTGCACCTCACCGGTGGTCAAGGATGCAAAAACCTTCTGCCCGCGGGTGGCAGCGGTTGACGTTTTGGCCCAGAAGTCACCGGCTACCATCAGGGTGATTTCGCGGCCGGGCTGGATAAGCATGGATGCCTGACCCAGCCAGATGGTGATCGACGCCTGCCCATCACGATGAACAAAGCCAGACGGAACACCGCTACCGGCATTGGAAGCCACACCGTCAACAACCCAGGCAAAGCGGCCGACAGTAAGGCCGTCCTCGCCAGCAACCAGGGCGCCCTCACCGGCCTGATAGGTCGCGTGTGGGTTAGTGCCAGCAAAGGCCCCTTCGACGCCGGGGCCGGATACTGGTTAATTCGTGTCTGAAAACCTGCCATGTTAACCTCGTTTCAGTTTGCCAGCGGTCGGGAATGCTTTTTCGAACTCACTGACGGAAGCGGAATCCTGCGCAATGACAGGGCGTGAATTTTCTTTCTGACTGATCGCCATTTTGACCATCGCCGGATAAGCGGACGGGTGAACGCCGGCGATATCCACACCGCTTTGCTCAAGCGCGGTGCGATAGACATCTTCTGCTGAGTCCATGGCAACGACGTCTCCGATCAGCGGGCGGACGACCTGCTCTGCTTCACGGATTTTCCGGAAGTTTTCCGCAGCCTTTTTAGTCGCGCTATCGGCTGCCAGGCGAATCGCAGAGTCCATCGCCGTTTTGGAGACTTTGTCGTCTTCTTCATCGCCTTCATCTTCGGCGGTTTTCTTCTTGTCCTTGTCTTCCTCGTCGTCCTCATCGTCCGCCGTTTTTTTCTTATCCTCGTCGTCGTCTTCGTCGTCGGCGGTTTTGTTTTCTTCTTCGTCTTTCTTTTCGGCCTCATCAAGAGCCAGAAGAGCTTTGCGGACTTCTGCCTCCAGATCAGCATCCTGCGCCAGAAGTGGCTTAAGGGTGGCGCGGATCGCCGCTACCTTATGTTTACGCATGTGATTAAGCTCCGGTGGTAATGAATCTGCGACCAGTACATCTGGCCCTGCGCGGCCGTCAGGGACCAGCGCTTCGTGGTTTCCGAAAATGTCACGCATAACGCCGTCATAAGGCTCGCCGTCAGGGGTAACACCCGGGGTCATGTCTGCGACGTACTTGTACGATGCAGATAGCTCTCGCTGCTCTCCGCTCTCAATTCCAGCAATCGCGCTGTTATCCCAGATCGACATACCAACCGTGAGATACGTGCCGTCAAACTCAGCATTGGAATGCGTCACGCCAACACGAAATTCATTGGGCGGGTCGGTGGGAAAGTCGGGGATGTGCTTGCTGAGCACGGGGATGTTATTGAAGGTTTTGGCTGCTTTCCGGAGCTCATCCGGGTGGCGCCAAAGCCGGTAAAGTTTGTCAGGTTCGAGCCCAAGCTCTTCGCTTCTTGGTATCTCGCGCCCGTAGTAGGCATTGACGTTTGCCTTACTGATATTCGTTCGTGAAATCTGAAGGCGGCCATTTGCGTCGATGGTGCGCACAGAGGCGCGATCGAAAGCTAAGCACTCTGTAGGCTTCATTGATCAATCCTGTTTTGAAAGCCCTGGAATGACAGCCTCCCAGGTGCAACGACAATTTGGTAATTCGCCGGGCATGATGTGCTCGCCATCAATGAGCATCCCTTTCGAGAGGTCAAACAGCTGGCCATTAGCTTTCACATGGGACTGGCGAGGCTTTTTGCCTGCGTGGGAGTGCTTCCAGATGCCTTGCGTAATGCCAAGCGCCTGCTGCCGTGCCGACTGAACGACTGATGTAGCCTTGTTGTTCTGATCTCGGGCTATGAACGCCGCCCGGCGCCGGGTAATCCCGTATCGCTTCTGGAGTTCATCTGTGAGATAGGACAGGTCGCGTCCACGCGCTACCGACCGCATAACCAGACCTTCCACCTCAGTGAAATACTTCTCCGGGATGGATCGGATAAGGCCGACATTTTCGGCGATGGTCGCCTGAAGCGCGTTATTCATCTGCGAGGTCATTTTGAACTCGACGGTAAATCCCGCGTCTTTGAAGGCCGTGGCCAGTGATACATCTGCGTTCTTCATGGCATCGTTAGCGAACCTGTCAGCCAGCTTTTGCGCCATGTCATCAAAACGCCGCTTCCAGCGCTTCACCAGCTTATTCATCGCCTTTCGCATAACATCAGCTGGAGATTCATCCATGGCAACCGCCGCGCCGCTGGCCCGATAGTTTGCCGAGAGCCAGTAGACGACGGAGGCCTGCATTTCCTGCACCTGCTTATCAAGCTGTCTGCGGTACCATGCTTCGACGCCAGCGTTAGGCCTGATAGGCCGGATAGTTTTTGGCTTTTTCTTTCCGGTCATCAGGAATTCCTATATTGGCTTAAACTCCTCTCCATCCAGACGAATAACCTTGATGGGTAGCGGAGTATCTTTCAGCTTTTGCAAGTCGCCATTTTCGGGGTTGTATTTAATGGAAAGATGAGCGCGATATTCTGGGTATGAATGTTCTGCACCAGAGGCCTTCAGCTCCGCAAAACGCTTTTGCAGGTCAGGGCTTTCAAGATGCATAACCAAGGCTCGCCAAGGCTCCTTGCCCATAATTTCGATATCGCCACTAATTTGTGCCTCATAAACCCTAACAGGGTCAGCATCTACCGTGATTGGCTTGTTGCGTGAGTACATGAGCGTTACATGCATGTCACTCGGGGCGATTAAATTATTTATGCCAAGAGATTCAAGGTGCGAATATATGGCAGACGCCGTTTCTGCATCGGGCTTAACACTTGCATACCCATTCATCTGATTCGAGTCATTAGCTGTCACGGTGGGCTCTTCCTCTTCGTCGTAGTCGTCTTCGATTTCGAGGTCATCATTCAGGTCCAGAGAGTGATAGGGCGAGTCCGGGTCACCGGCAATTTTTTCACGGACTTCGTTGCCAGAGAGCACGCTGGCGGCCACATAGACAGCGTCCGTGTCAGCGTCTACTTTGCGAATTTCCGCCCGCTCTTTAGCGCTCATTTCGTACAGCGGCTCAAAGTCGAAGGTTATTCCATCGTCAATGTCGCCAAACTCAGAGAGCTGAATGATGTCCATCACGCGCTTCAGGTTGTCTTTAAAAACAGACTGCTGCAGAGCGTGAATGTAGTCGTAGAAAACGCGGATTTCGCCGTCAGACGTTGCGTTAAGGCCATTTGGAGTAATGCCCAGCAGTTTGACGAGCGGGATGCTCGAAACCGCTGACATGTGCTCCTGCGACTGTGCCTGCAGGGCATCAAGGCCGTTAAGCGGGGCGTTAACGAACTCAACCGTTTCTGGCTGGGTAGGGTTGTTGTCTTTTGCGAATGCGCCACGGTTATCACGGCATCGGTTGAAGACATCAAGCCTTGCCAGAAGACTATCTGCCCCACCGCCCTGCAGAATCGTGCTCATATTTGTTCCGATTACCGGAACTGAGAACGAGTGGATCATGTCGCTGACACTGTCGCGGGTGCGAAGCCAGTTATTCACGTAAGGCTCGGCGATCTGCGAGAGAGACAGGCCGCGGAAGTTATACGACGCTTTCAGCAGATCAGGCACCTGCCGAGAGACGAAATCAATCATCCGGCTTGCATGTACGGTCCGTCCCATGACAAACCACTGCGTCGGCTTGTAGAAATCCGGGCTCAGCGGGTTGTCGGAGTTATAAATCCCCGGATAGGTCCAGATAGGCTCGATGACCCTGAATCCCTGCAGGCTGCCTTTCGTGATCTTCTTGTCGCTCATGAAGAGCTTCGATTGCAGCTCGTTGTCGTCCATCCATGCGGAGATTCCCCGCGGCGAACGAACGTCAATGTAAATCTGGCCGCCGCCAAAGTAGCCGTCATGCTCTGCGGCTTCTTTAAAGCGCTCGCGCACCTTAAACCGCTTCATGGCCTCTTCGAGCTGTCTTACCCGATCCGCCTTGTCTTCATCACCGACAGTTTTGAGCTTTATCCATTTGCGGGTCATTTCTTCCGCGATGGTGCCGACCATCTTGCGATATTCAGGCTTTTGCGCCAGCGTGGCCAGGTACGGATAGCCGGGAAAGCTATCAAAGTCGCCGTAGCCGTAACCGCCATACGCAGCATTGAGATCGTCGTAAGGCGTGGAGTCCATTGCCAGAATGGCGCTTTTGATAGCCTCTGGGATGACCCCTTTCGGCGGATCGTAGCGCTGAAACTCTCTTTTCGGTGATGCGCGGACTTCGGCCACGGCCTCTGGCCTGATCCCGACCTTCGGTGCTTCAGGTTCTTTTGCCGGCTCAGGCGCGGCGACTTCTTTCTTTTTAAACCACCACACTTAAATTCTCCTGAGTTGATTCGGGTCGATAACCATCGGCTGCGGGCCGGAAATCAGGTTGTCGTCGATTGCGTCCATCCAGGTATCGAGGATGTCGTCGTTGTCGTGACTGTCATCAGCGGAGAAAGCGGCGCATTCCGTCATCGCCGTCAGCACCCAGTCGGTTGAGCCTGCGATCGTTCCGTCTTCGTAGAAGATGCTGGATAGCTTCTGGCCGTCGTCGGTGTGCGTTGCGGGGACAAAGACTTTCCCGGTTTTGATTTGCGGAATAACGTTCAGGCAGCGAACAAGCTTGTTCTGCCCGGTTCCACGGGGAATTTCCCTTACTGGGATAGCGAGTTGCCCGGGCGTCTGACTGCGCTTTTTCAGGGTGGTGATGAGGCCCTGACCGGCCTGTTTCTCTTCAATGGCCATATGGCGAAGCGGCATAACCCGCATGGACCCGGACAGGCGCCATTTCTCCCAAACCTCTTCCGCTTTCTTCAGGAGGTCTTCCGGGTCCCACCGGCCGCGAACGACGTCGATGATGTACAGATTCCCGTCCACGCCCATGCCAGCCAGCGTAAACACGGTGTAATCCAGCCAGTCCTCTACCTTCCCGCTGTTCGTATCGACGTACACGGCGCGGTGCGTAAGCTTCGGCAGGGTGGTGTACGTTCTGAACCAGCTGGTGTCGATGATCCCGCCAGTCAGCGCCATCGGGTTTTGCTGGTATTGCGACAGGAAGGTATAGCGATCCTTTTCCCACAGCTGCAGGAGGTCGTTAACATCTTCCATCTGCGGCCAGTAGGACCAGTAGCGAACGCCACCAACGACCACAGAATCGGTATCTTTGACCGTTTCCCAGCACAGCGAACGCCATGGCTCATCGAGCGACTGGATGTACTTCTCGTCGATCATGGCCGGTATGGCGACATGGTGAAACGGCACGCCCATCCCGCCGGCAAGCATGAAGCCCGTTGCATCGTCGGTGTGCAGACGCTGCTGAATGCTTACAAATGGCGTCGGGTGCTCTTTCGACTTATCGCCGCGGCGTGAGCGAATGGTGTTTACCAGCAGCGTATTTGCGCTTTTGCGTCGGGACTCGCTGAGCATGTCCACCGGCTTGTTGTAGTCGTCCAGCATCACCATGCCGGAAAACTCTGGTCCGTAGTAGCCACCACGACCACCGGTGATCTGCCCGTTGCTTGAGCGCGATACCGTCTGGCCTATAGAGCGCCCTCTCTCGTCCTTTATCTCCCACTCTTCCGCCTGGTTGACACCAAACGAGCAGGGCCAGAACTCCTGATATTCGCGGCTGGCGATAATGTCGCGGGTGCGCCGGCTGTTACGCTTTACCAGCGTGTCAGCAAAAGAGATATTCAGGTTGCGAAAGCGTTTAAGCCGCTTCTCCTGCACCAGGGCGTTGACATATGCCGGGAAGTGGATGGAGAAGAACTCTGTTTTTGTACCGCCGGGCGGGATGTTGATAATCAGGTTTCGCGGAACAAGGCGCCCGGCAAGCAGATCATCAATTTTCGAAGCCATCAGGCGGTGATGCCAGTTAACCAGCAGCCGATCGCCCTGAATCAGCTCGAACCATATCCGGGTGAAGTTCAGGAATGACTTCGTGGACTTTGAACGGATGATCACGCGCTCCGGGAATGACAGGTCATCCCATTCGATAATTCCGCTCATATCAGTCCAGCCCTTCTAACCTTCCCTCCAGCTTCTGCTGGGCCTTCGCATAGTCTTCAGCGGTGTACGTCACCTGATTCAGCGGGCCGCCGTCTTTACCGGTCAGCTCGACCTTTTGCTTGTTGCTGTAGGCGTCTCCAACCTCTTTTGCCGCCTGCTCCAGTAACTGAGCTGTCATCCCGAGGTTTTTCATACCCTCGGCAGTCGTCGACATTCGCTGCAGGACGCGCAGGCGGTAGGCTTTGTTGGCGATCGGGATGTCGGAAATTTCGTTGAGAAAGCGATCGCGGGTGCGGTTGAAGAGGTCGACCCATTTTTTGGCGAGCGTCTTCCCGCTAACCTTTGTCGGGTCATGAGTTTCAACCTGCTGCCTGGTGATGGCGATACCGAAATCTTTTTGGACGGACTCGACCACCTGCGAAGGCGTGTCATAGCACGCAAGCATTTGAACGATGGCGGCTTTCACCTCTGGTTTTAGTGCAGCCATGTTTCACCATCCGTCCAGTACAGTCCAGTTATTAAGCCAGTTTCAGCATGCACGTCCCGCACGCTCTGGCAACATCGATATGAGCAACCTCCGCCGGCCTGTTCGCCGCATCCACCATTTCCTGCACGTCTTTGCTGGCGCCGTAACGCCGGACCACTCCGACGAATTCCTCGACGTCATGGCCGCGAAGTTTGAGCACCGGCATTCCGGTCTCTTTGTTGAACTTCGGCGCGCCATAGTCATCGGTAGCCTGGGCGATGTGGTAAAGCTCATGCTCTACCAGTGCGCAGAACTCCAGATCGTTACATTGCTCGCAGTAGTTGGCAGCCAGGGTGATGATGAACTTCGGTATGCGACCGAACCATTCATGCATCTGCTGCTCCATGCGGGATTTCTGCCAGCCGCCAGCGCGCATCATTACCTGCTCACATTGACCCAGCACAATGCGGCCACTTTTGGCGAAGGAGCCAGAGGCCCACATAAACGCCACATCAGCATCGAGCAAGTGTGCATGGTCAGGGTTATGGATTCGGCCCTCTTCGGAGAGGATGTTCTGATTTACCCATTCGCCGATTTCGGCAGCAGGGATCAGCCGGGTATATGGCAGCCAGTTTTCGCCAGTGAAGTTGACAGGAGGGTATGGTCTGCGATTGTCATTTTCAGTCATGCAGAACAATCCTCTGGGCACCGAAGATACTTGCTCGGTAATTTCGACACCGATGCATCAACAAACTTATATAAAACTCTGTCAATGGCGCTTTTCAGACACCATTTGCAGAACTTTATAATTACGCCTGTTTGCCAATTACAGGGGCAATCCGGATACACTTCTTAGTGAGCCAGCCCCAGTGCAAAAGCACCGAAAGGATGAGCAGCGGCTTCATGTATGGGCGAAAAGTAATTTCTGCCGTCAGAATTCCAGTGGTGCGCATATGGCTTACCTCGTTGTGACATTATCGAGCCACCTCTGGAAGTGGCTCTGTAATGCCCTACTGACGTTTTGATTCTGCCTGCCTGATGTCAGCCTTATCCCGGTTGCACTGCCCCAGCGCTGATAGCAGACTGACGTTTAAATCAAGGCTCTGGCCCCACGTCAGGTTGTCAGGGATTTCCGGTTGCGGGGTGTCAGCCGTCAGGCTGACTGGTAACGGGACCACCGGCACTTTGACGTAGACCGTTCGCGTATTGCTGCAGCCGCTTAACTGCGCCAGCAGGCACAGGGCGATTAGTGCAATCATCATTCTCAACAGCAAACCGGATATCAGCCGAGGCTCCCGATGCGTCCAGTGCGATCTGCTCTTTTGCATTTTTATTAGCCTCAACGATGGTGTTGAAGATGGTCATGGTGGTCAGGACGTTGGATGTGATGGCCTGAGCTGCGTTTACCTGCTGTTCAGCATTGTCAGCGCGAGTTTTTTCCGCCTGATACGCCTCATGAAAGTGACTCAGCCCCCACCAGAGGATAAGAATCAGGCTAATTATGGCTACGCCAAAAACTGCAATTGTGCGGCTCATTTCTGCCCCCACAGACAAACTTCGCGCTCAATCTCGCGACGAGTTACCAGGCCTTTCCACTGCTTGCCCTTGGCGTATGTCCAGCGGCGCAGCTGATCACATGCACCTTTCTGGTCGCCCTGGTTGATTTTGCGCAGAAGCGTGGAGGTCTGGAAGTTGCCAGCGCCGACGTTATAAGCGAACGAGTACAGAGCCCCGCGCATTGTCTCGGGGATCGGCTTCTGGATGTATGGGTTAATCTGGCGGGCGACGGCATTCAGGTCTTTACTGAGAAGCGCGCGGCATTCAGCCTCGGTGTACTTCTTGCCGAGCATGATATCTTTGCCAGTATGGCCATAACAGACAGTCCAGACGCCTACCACATCCTGATAGGGGTCATAACGCACACCTTCAAGACCATCGTTACCAGTCGGGCCTGTGATGAGCGCAGAAGCAATGGCTATGGCGCCACCGCCGCCGGCGATCACGCCAATCAGTTTATTCCTCATTGATGGCGTCATGCTCACCCCTGTGTATCACTTGCGATCCGCTTCAAGGCCTCGGTTACCACTTCGGCTGAAGCCGGGCGGTCACTTCCTGGCTTAGCGGAGACATCAGCCAGATAACTGGCCAACAGCTGCGTGCGCTTTTTCTCTTCATCCAGTCGCTCTCGCTCTTCCTTACGCTTTGCGTAATACGTCTTGATTGTGAAGAAGGCAGAGATCAGGGCGCCAATGATGAAGACATAATCCTGCAGACTCAGGACGGAAAAGATACCAAGCAAGGCTGACCACCAGTAAGGCAGATTGTGACCATCGGTTGGGTTCATACGTTGCATCTCTCACCTCCGATAATGTTCGGGGTGCTATCTGTAGTCAGTAAAAGGTTCAGGGCCGTCGGGCTGATTTACCAACAAAGCGTCGAGGGTGATTCCCGCGACCCTGAAAATAAAAAAACCCGCTCAAGGCGGGAAGGAATACCAAGGGTAAAAAGTGACGGCGCGGTAGCCGTAATGGTCCCAAGGTAGAGGGATTGGAGCATCTGGCGGGGATCGAACCCGCATATTCTGGTTGGAAGCCAGACGTAATTACCAAACTACGACAGATGCAATCTGGTTCAGGGCTCTTGCGCGGCGGGTGTCGACGTGTCGTGCAGCACGTCTCTACCCAAGAGCCCTGACCGGATCGCAGGCATAAAAAAGCCCAAGGCGTTAACCTCGGGCTTGAATTTTTTGTGTGTCGACAATCGAACCTATGGCGACGATATCAGATTTACATGAAATATATGCCTTTCAGTTCGGTTTTGCAAGACTTACATCTAAATTTGTCGCCTTTTGTTGTGAACGTGATCGCGTTACCGATATGAGAGCGTCGCTATCAAGCTTCACAAAACTGCTGCGCAGCGCCAGCCAATGAGGGAGGTAGGTTTCTGTCCATGTGGACTTTGCTACACCAACCAGCTCCGCCAGCGACTGGTATTCATGCGTCTCCCGCCCTGCCAGCTCGGCTTTGACATCCTGCGCGGCCAGCCAGATAAGTTGACGGAGGCGATCGACTGTTTTCTTTGCAATGCGCACGCCGGCCAGCTTGTCGCTGAATTGCTCCCATGCCCAGCGGGTGATCGTCTCTTGGTGCTCCCAACGGATATTGTCGCTGTAATTCCACAGCAGCCACGCTTTCTGATGCTCTTCCAGCGACAGCAGAGCCCGGCGCCAGCTGGCCGTCGAATACTCAACAGGCAAAACGAGAGCGATTGATGAACCCTTAGCGCGGGACTGGCTGCCGCTCATCGGCGGGCCATCCGGGTTAACCATGCGTTGTTTGACCTCGCTATAAACTTTCTTCCTTCCCCGGCTGCGCGCCGTAGCGGTGAATTGTGCATTCTCTGCAAAGGCTACCAGTTGCCCTTTCGTCGCGCCGCTCAGATCGGCGGTGGCCACTATCAGCTGCTGGCGAACATACTGGAGGTATTGGGTGTTCATTTGGCAGCCTCTTGGTCGTGAAATGAAGGAATATAGAAATTTGCATATAACTGTCTGGCATACTCAGTCCTGGCTTTCGCCGCTTCTTGTGCAGTAGCAAAAAGACCAACGTAATGTGTTCTCCCCTTGGCCACTATGCTCGCCTGCCATTTCTTCCCTAACTCATTCCAGTACACCCCGGTAAATCCAGACTTATTTTTGCTTTTAGCTGCTCTATTTGCCGAGTTTTGAGAAAATGTAACGGCTCTTAAATTTTCAATGGCATTATTCGAACGATTCCTGTCAATGTGATCTATAACTTCAGGCTCATCCCCGTACACATATAGCCAGGCAAGCCTGTGGGCCTTTCTGTTCTTTCCATAGATACGAATAACTCTGTATCCCTGACCATCAATGCATCCTGCAATATCGCCAGGGCGCGCACTAGATGAGGCCTTTATTTTCCATCTAAAAATGCCGGTCTGCGGGTCGTATTCAAGGAGAGTCCTTAACAGCTCTTGGGTTATTGATTTTTCTGATTTACTCATAACTCCCCCTTGAGAGACTTGCGATGAAATTGCGCAAAATTAAATAGTCAACCAGTACGGTGCCGCGGTGCCGGCACAGGCGAAGCTTTTGCCAGCGGTCGCGGATGCGTTCGATAACGTCGTGGTTCATGCGGCCTCCCGTTGTTTCAGTGCTTTGAGCTTGGCGCGGTACTCATCGCGAATACGAATAAAGTCTTCCCGGCGGTAGTTGGTCATTTCGTGGGGTCCGTTAAGCCAGTCGACATACTCCTGTCCGTAACGAGCGACCAGGCCAGCTTCGTAATACTGAGCAACCGTCGACTCTTTGGCGGTGTACTTACCGGCCCCTGCATTGCACGATTTGCACTGCTTATGAGCGTTGCGCTCTTCAAAACGCAACTCAGGGTAAGCGCCGACCGTTTTGAAGTGGCCGCAGTCCCACTGGCCGCCATGCAGATCAGGCGGGTTGGTCTCCCCGCAACTGATGCATGGCAAAGCAGCATCACGAGCGCGGATGTAGGCGTTGAATGCCTGCTGAGCCTGGGCTTTGTAGTAACCGTTAGGTCTGAGCTCAGCCAATCTTGCTTTACGACGCTGGCGCCCCTCTTTCTCGGATTCGCGCTGGCGCTTCACCGCCCTGGCCTTCGCCGCTTCCCGGGCTTTTGCTGTCTGTTTTTTGCCGATCGCGCTGGCGCATTCAAAACTGCATACCACCTGCCCTTCCCGGGCAGGATGGAACCATTCGCGGCAGTGGGCGCATTTACGGCGTGCTGGTTTACGCATGTGGCCTCCGTGCTCTCAGGCGTAGCCACTTCTTATCGACCAGGCGGGCGGTGTAGTCTTTCAGGGTCGGGATGTCGGAAGGCTTAACTTCGACCTTGCGCTTGCGGCGCGCCGGCACGCGGAAGATGCCGCGCTCCATTACTTTGGCGAGAAGGCTGTTCATCAGGCCTCCTGCTTTTGCTGCAGTTGCTGATATTCGCAACCGTTTGGAACGGTGAGAGCCAGACCAAACTGAGCGCACCAGGCCTCTACTTTGGTCAGGAAGATGTGCATTTCGCCGGTATCAAGATCGGAGGTATGCCGGGGTTCCCAGGTTGTGGTTTTCTCACCGGTGATGAAGTCGGTGTATGTCACCTCTTCGCAGCCGAGATAGGTCTTTTTTAGGTTCCGCTTAACCCACTCGGGAGTTGCGTCGGTACGTCCTGAGTTAATCAGGTATTCGCTGATTTCCGCGTACCACATGTGACTAAGTGCGTTCTGGCTCAGGCTGCGCTTTTCGCGCCACTCTTTGACCTGCAGGCGCAGGCATTTCCCGTCAGAGAGCTGCTCCTGAAGAATCTTGCCTATAGCGCTGAAGTTGCCGCTGTGCAGCTTGATGCCGCATTGAGGAATGTTCACGCTTCACCTCCGCAGAGGCTAAACGCTGAATGCAGAAAATCGCCGGTGGCTTTCGCCATCGGTGACAGGGATTGCTTTAAGGTTTTGTGCGCCATGTGTCCCCACTTGGCGCCGGGGTAAAGTTGTCAGTTGTCCAGACTGACCAGGTAATTATCGCCCTTCCCGGGGATAAATGCAAAATGAGCATATACGAGAAAATCGCTATTTTTTGGCGTTCTGCTCTGCCATTTCGATGTAGCGCGGATCGGATGCTCGGGGTAACTGTACGCTTTGCTCGCGATAGTAGCGGACACGCTCCATGAAGTAGTCCCTGAGGTGTTCAGGCTGCTCTCTGGCCACCACTTCGGCGACAACCGGCATGTTCAGGCGCTCTTTATAGGCGACGCCGGAGGCTGCCAGGTCTACGTTAACCTTGTCCTGCTCGGCTTTCGATTTGGCTGCAATATTCCACTGAGACATTAGTCCACCTTAAGGCTGCCAGCCCATTCCGTAATTGCCTGTTTCATGCAACCATTTATGTCCACACTCAGTACAAATATAGTAGCTTTCCTTAGTGCCACGCCCATTCAGACTCATGTATTCCCCTTGTTCTTCAGGAATATACTTCATGCACTCTAAAGGTGGTTGACGCCGCTGTCTTGGCTGCTTTTCACACACAGAACATGTCATAAACAACTCCCCTCAAAGAGAAAGACCACACGATAGCATGGTCTTTGATATTTATCTTTGCTCCGCATCACTACAACTGCGCTGCTTTGCGTTCTGCGGGGGATTTAGGCACCTTTCACCTCTACGCATTGAATATTATCTACGCTTGGCGAAACATCGTCCCAGGACCTCTTATCATCTGCAACTTTCATCGCCTTAATGGCTGCTTTGCACTGCTCCATGCTTTGCATTGGCACCACCTGCATATTCGATGATTGGCTGCTGATGACGAAAATCAAGAAGAAGTACGGCATCATTTCACCTCCAGGCGCCAGACGGCCTGACCAATGCGGCTCTCGTGGGGACATTTGGATACCAGTCCCTCTTTCGCCAGTTCGATGAGCGCTTTGCGCAGTTCTGCGCTCTTCCACTCCACCCCGGGGAACTTGCGCTCCATCGCGCAACGGATATTCCAGGTGGCCATGCGATAAGGGTATTCCCCATGTGCCCATTGCTTCTGCTGGTTCGCCCCCTCTGTCATTACCTGCATGATCTTGTCTTTGACGCTATTCACCTTTCACCTCCTGCGGGGAGGCTGGCAAATCCATCCATTTGATAACTCCGGTAATGGTGCCATCTGAAGCCCTCCATTCCCCTGATTCGCAGTCATAGCAGGCTGTTCGAATATCCCCGTAGCTGGTCATCACCAGATATTTTCCATTAACTTCAGGAGGGAAATCGCTCAACACATTCCAGACCATCGGGCCGTTACCGCTATAAATCTCCAGCAACTCTCTGGCCATCTGGTAGGCGATGTGCCTGCGACCAAAGACCCTTGTCACTTCTTTAAGTCGATCGATGGCTATAGTCATTTTCCCTCCTGCGGCGCTGCTGGCAGCGGCATCCAGTGAGTCGCCGGCAACTCGCGACCGGAAATAACTGACGTGAAGAAAAGACAATTTGCAGCAGAGCACTCCATTTCGCCAACGTTAACTACCCCTCCCATTGCGGTAAGCACGATGTCGCCAACTTCCGGCATCCGCTCGCTTACCGGAATCCATTTGCCCGGCACGGTAGCGGGTTCACTGCCGGGTGACTGCGGGGCGGCTGCGAGCATGGCGGCGCGGCAGGCGTTCCATGAATTAGCTTGCAGAGCTGACCAGTTCTTGCCATCAGGCCCAACGTACCATCCAGTCTCAGGGTTCCGCTTTATTTCCTCCGGCACTGCCGGCGCTGGCTGCGCGTGGCGATAGAGCTTGTCGCCAGCTCTTAACGTTGTTGGGTAGTGGATTTTGACAAACAAACGCCCCAAATCCTCGGTGATTTCTGCCACCGGCTCGCTGTCCGCTACCGGCTGCACTTGCGGCATATCTGGACCTTTGCGAATGGCTTTTGCCAGCTCGATAGGGTCATCGTAAAGCCAGTCTCCTGTTTCAGGGTGATTGGCTTCTGCCAGTTTGGCGGCCCACTCCAGGCAGTCTTTGTGTCCCTGCAGGTAGTCAAGAGGCAGTTCAACCGGCTCGCTGTCAATTGCGGCCAGCGCTATGCGGGCCAGTGCCGAAGCCTCACCGCATTGCACATGGTCAGTCTCGATAATGTTGAGTAGTGTTTCTCGTGAAAATTCGCTCATTTCCGGTCCACCTTAATTTTGCTGAGCGCCTCAAAGTGCCTGCGCATAGTTGCCTGTACTTCGGGATGCTGCCAGTTGGTATGGATTCCGCCGTCTTCGTCGATGGTGAATTTACCGGCGTTTTCTGTGAGAACCCGCTTGAGGCGTTGTTCGGAACTTTCGATTTTGAACATCACTCATCCTCCACCTTGATGCCAGCGGCGGTTAGCATTGCCAGCACATCATCAAACTTGAGATATTCCCCTTCATCGTCGCTGTGCACATACCAGTCATCCCAACCATCAGCGCCTGGCTGAAGTCGTTGTGGCAGCTTCACGGTGACGGTGCGGGACTCCAGCTCGGCGATTCGTTGCTCAGCCGCCTTGCGCTTGCGGAACTGCGCCTTACGACTGGCTCTCAGATTATTTTTAGCCAGTTCAGCCATGTAGAGTTGGTGCTCAGCGTTAGCCAGCCGTTGACGAACTTCATCGTTCTCCAGTTCATCAATCCGCTTCTGCGCCTTCTCCAGCGCCTCTACCAGCTCCTTTAGGTCTCTGGTTTTAATATTCATCTGAGGGTTGAAATTGCTTACCGCGCGATGGACCTCAAGTTTTAACCTCTGCGCCAGTTCGGTGATATCAGTCATGCTGTCGCTCCTTTCGCGAAGATTACCCAGTGCGTTTTGTCCGATTTCCCGGTGCGCTGCCAGATGGCCGGTTTCTCATCTGTCAGAGCCAAAATCTGGCTAACCGGTATCTGGGTTTCATTCCATTTGAAGATGAGTACGCCGTGTGGCCGCAGTACGCGAAATGCCTCTTTAAACCCAGCGCGCAGGTCATCCCGCCAGGTGTCTTTGTTCAGGCGACCGTATTTCTTACCCATCCAGGCGTTTTCGCCAACTCGTTCAAGATGCGGCGGGTCAAACACGACAATGGGAAAAGAGGCGTCAGCGAACGGCAGCGCGCGGAAGTCGGCGATAATGTCCGGGCTGATAACCAGGCTGCGACCGTCGCACAGGGTGTGCTGCTCGGAGCGAATGTCGGCGAACACTGCACGCGGGTCCTGTTTGTCGAACCAGAACATGCGGGAGCCACAGCACATGTCGAGGATGGTTTGCTCAGTCATTTGGCCCCCTCGCGCAGCTGCTTGGCGAAATCATCGGCTCCGAGCGCAATCATTTTGCAAACTGATGCCCCGTTATCATTAGCGCGAAGATGCGCCGCGAACTTCTCAACTCCGCGCGCCTCGGCTTCGGCTACGATGCGATCGGTGGCGGGGGTTTCGGTCAATTCGCTAACCCAGTCCTGACCGAATTCTGCAGCGCACGTATTGTCGAGCTCTCGCTCTGACTGCTTCAGCTCCACATTCTCCGCAGCCAGCTGCACATACGCTTTCGCCAGCGCCATAACCTTTGTCTCTTTGATCGACAGCTCGCCTGCGCTCTCCAGGGAGGCGATGAGCTCGTTTACTGCCTGTAATGTGATAGTCATTTTCTTACTCCCGCCAGGCACTGGTTAAACAGATTGGTCATTGGGTTTACGCCGCCAGGACGCTGGCGATAAAACTCCGGATCGCTTTCGGTGACAGCCGTCCTGTCAATCAGGGTGTAGCGAAAGCTGCGACATTCCCCTTCACGCTTAACCTGGCCGTCTTTGTTCAGCTGCCACAGGGAGGAATTGACCACTGAAGAGTCAAGACCGGTACCGCGGCGGATATCCTGAAAGCTGCAGCCAGGATGCTGGCCGATGTAATTGATTACGGCTTGTTTGCCAGAGTTCTTTTTCATCTGATGAGCCCTCTCTCTTTCCCGCGCAGGTATTCATCCCGCAGCCACTGAGCCGGAGTTAATGCGCCGAGCGATGCCGCGTTTGGCATGCATCCGAAGCTTTTTCCTTCAGGGTGAAAACCCTGCTGACGGCTGACATGGTTTGTCGGAATGGCTTCCTGGTTGTTCTCCAGTGCCAGCACCGGCGAAGGTATTTTTTCTCCGGCGGAGACTTTCAGCGCCCAGTCTTCCAGCTTTTTGGCGGCATATTTCTCGGTTTCTGCCTCGCTGAGCTGGCGCTGGTACATTGCTCGACGGGTATCGGTAACAACCCAGTACATGACAGGGTGAGACCACGGGAAGCGCTCTGCGCCGCCGGTATGTAGCCCTTTTTCGCGGCTGTAGCGGTGAAACTCGTTCATCACGTCCATAAGAGTCACACCCAGCACAGTGCCGCTGTCCTTGCACCACTTGATGAACTGGCCCGGCGATGGCCAGAACGGCGATTCACTGGCCCTTGCGTGGCGCACACCGGCGGATAACTGCTCACGGGTGCGGATGCCGTTTTCGGCAAAAGCTGCAATCCACTGGCGCTTCGCTGTTTTCTCTTCGGCATCGGTGCGCAGGTTGGTCTGGGTTGATGCAGGGAAGATCTGCTTCAACTGACGGAACAGAGAGTCAACCAGCCTTTCCGCTTCGACGTCGAGTAACCTTTGCGGGTCAGTACCAGCCGTCGCCATTCTGGCCAGTGCATCACCATCGCGATTACTGATCGCGGTCATAAGCTGAGCGGTCATATGAAGTCCTTCCAGCCTTCAGGGCTGTTCCAGTGTGGGGAATCAGGTTCGCTTCTCTGGCGCCCGGAAAGCGGATTGACTCTCGCGTTCCTGAGCCATACCCGGAATGCCGAGTTCCAGTCGATCAGCTTTGTGCCTCGGGCTTTGTGATAATCCCGAAAGTTCAGCAGCTCGGTTTCAATGCTGATCCCTTTCTCGGAGGCGATCGCAATGTGATCTGCCGATGGCTTGAAAGCTGGAGGGAACGGTATTTCCCCATTGGGTGAAATGCCGATCCGTCGTTTTGCCGCTTCGCTGATAAACTGCCCTCGCGCAGAGAGAGAGTCTGGTTCAGTGACTGGTTCAAAAGAGTGACTGGTTCTGGTGCCATCTGGTGGCATAGGGGGTGTGCCATCAGATGGCATAGGGGGTGCTATTTCATGGCATACCCCTGTGCTTTTTAGTGGCATAGGGGTGGCGTCAAGGTTCAGATAATACACGTTGGATGTATTACCTTTCCCGTTGTTTACCCCAACGCGATTTTCACGCTTGAGAAGGCCCATTTCCTCAAGCGCATCAATATGATTGCGAACAGCGGATTTGCTGCATTCGCACTGATCGGCAATGTGCTGATATGAAGGCCAGCATTCACCCTTATCGTTGGCGTTGTCGGCCAGCTTGATAAGAACAAGCTTACGCAGTGAGTTGCCCACTTTGACCCCCATTGCTTTCGCCATAAGTGACATGCTCACGTGCTACCTCCGGTTTGTTTACTCTTACAGATTTACCAGGCATAATTACCTCGCAATTACCTCTTCGTTTTTGCACCTGAAAGCCGTTAGTGTTCCCGCACTGCGGCTTTCGCCTTTCTGTTCCCACTCATGCTTCAAAATCACCTTTCTCTCCCGGCCTGTTAGAAATCAGGATGGCCAGCAGTAGCGACATGTTCGGCAGCAGACTTTCCCGCCAGCGACTCACCGTCGACTTATTCACTCCGGCCACTTTGGCGATATTCGTGGTTCCCAGTTCAGCTATCTGGCTGTGTAACCAGCTTTCTATCCTGCGAGCCTCCACTTTGTTGCGTGTCGTTGAACTCTCCATTTGTGATACTTCCTCTGGTGTTGATTGGGAGGCCGCTGGTTAGGCGGCCGGAACGCCCTTCGGAGAAGGGAATAGCTTTGGAAGGTCTGGTCTAATTTGATGCGCCTGAACCTCCCCATTAGTTGCATTTACGATGCTGTTTACATGTTCAGGCGAAACCTTTGCCTTGTTGTGGAGCCACTTGTAAACCGCCTGCTGAGAAACATCGCAGGCTTCACCAAGCTTTTTCTGAGAGCCGACAATATTAATTGCGGTTTTAATGGTTGGGTTCATGACAACCTCCGTAGTAAATACAAACAAAGAATAAAACCTTAGTTGTATTTAGTCAACAACCATTTTCGTTTGCCGCTATAAAACCATGGTTGTAAATTGAGAAGATGAAAACGACACTTGCAGAACGATTAAGAGAAGCCAGAAAGGCTGCCGGCATGACCCAGAAGACTCTGGGAGATGCTGTTGGAGTTAGTCAGGCTGCGATCCAGAAGATTGAAACTGGAAGGGCTGCTCAGACCACAAAATTGCTCGATATAGCCAAGGCTTTAAGGGTGAGACCTGAGTGGCTTTCTTCTGGAACTGGCGCCATGAGGGCTGATGGTGAAGATGACAAGAAGCCTTCACACATAAATCATGATGTGTTCAGGGTCGACATTTTGGATCTGGCCGTCAGTGCCGGCCCGGGCATTGTGAATCAGGAGTTCGTGGAGATTCTCCACTCCGTTGAATATGCGCCAGCGGAAGCGCGCCACATGTTCGATGGGCGCAAGGCTGAGAACATCAGGATCATCAACGTCCGGGGCGACAGCATGTCTGGCACGATTGAGCCTGGCGATCTGCTGTTCGTGGACATCAGCATTAAGAGCTTTGACGGCGACGGGATATACGCGTTCCTATACGACGACACTGCTCACGTCAAGCGCCTGCAGAAGATGAAGGACAAGCTGCTGGTTATCTCCGATAACAAGAGCTATGCGGCGTGGGACCCGATCGAGAAAGACGAGATGAACCGGGTATTCGTATTCGGCAAGGTGATCGGCAGCATGCCACAGACATACAGGAAGCATGGTTAAATACTTTCCTACTTAAGTTTAACCTGAATTTTTAATCGATAATACATATGTTTAGCTACTTCTTGTTTGTTATGAGCTAAGATTTTTGTCATGCATACAGCACAAAAAAGCAAAACGTGTGTGCTTTTAGGCTAGACTTACCATAATGGTAACAAGTATGATTCTGAGCAGATTTAAAGGGACTCCTCCCTTTGATGGTGTAGACAGGAAAATTGAAGGCGGGCCACTTTATAGTGATATCGTTGAAATTTTGGAAAAAGGTGACACCGTACCCTGGACTAGAAAATGTGTTAGAGACATACAGTCACTTTCTATGGAAGCAGAAGACATCAAAAAAATGGTGTTAATTGCTGTATCAGAAGGGACGTTTCTTGGATCCGAATGGTGCCAGGGTGGAAAAGCTGATTCATGGGCAGCATGTGATGCATACAGATTTTCGCATTCCACATGGTGCGAGAATATGCATAAAGAACTTAAAAATGAGTTCTATATAAAATTTTTCGTAAACACTGCTGGTACAGTGGTGCTTACGGTTTCCCTGCATCTTTCAAGTTGAATGATGTAAATTGAGGGTATTGATATGAGAAACAACAACATATGTCCAGTGTGTGGTGCAGGTCATCTCACAGTTGAGATGGATTATGATGATGTTACTTATAAGGGTGTGACAAAAAATCTCCCAGCCAGATTTTCTGTGTGCGATGAATGCGGTTCTGAAAGCGCTACGCCGGTCGACCTTAGAGAAAATAAAAGGATTTTCAATGAGTTTAAAAAGAGTGTTGAAGGCCTCGTAACGGGTAAAGAATTAAAGAGAATTAGAACTGAAGTTTGGTGTATAACTCAGGAACAAGCAGCCTCAATATTTGGCGGGGGACCAAAAGCCTTTTCAAAATATGAGTCTGATGACGTTATTCAATCGGAAGCGATGGATAAGTTAATTAGATTGGCAGCTGATATCCCAGAGGCATTTTTAAAGCTCAGGGAATTGTCTGGCGAGACAGTCGTAGAGAAAACCGTAACAGTGTCTAAATATTTACCTATTTGGCGTTCTGAAGATACTTCTCGATTCGAAAGTGATGAGCTTGAACATAAACCTAACTCAAGGCATGAAGTATCTTTTAAAAATATTATAATAAGAACGGTATCAAATAAGGTGGCGTAATGAAGGATTTACTTAAAAGCACCATAGATGCATTATCGATTATGCATATAAACATCAGAGAATCATCATTTTCTCTTTCAGATGAATACAATAGCCTTAATTTCAATAGCTTAGAAAAGAAAACCCAATCATTTCGAAGAATTAATAAAATCGAAGCCATTGAGCTTGTACACGATGACGAGTCTGTTGCTAATGAGCTATTTTACTCCTACCACTACTCAGTAGGCTTGAGGTTCATCGAAAATACAGAAACAGAACGTCATGAAGATGAGCCTGATGGTGTTATATTCTCAATAGAGGCTACTTTTGAAGCTATTTATCGATCCAAGCGTACTCTTACTAAGGAAGAATTAGAAGAGTTTGGTAAGCAAAATGTTGGTTTTAACGTGTGGCCATTCTGGAGAGAGTACGTACAAAGTAGCACCTCGAGGATGGGAATAAATTCCATTACTGTTCCATTTTTTAAATTCGATAAATCGGATATGCCATCATTAGAGTAATTCTTTAGGTTTAACCCGGCCCCGCGCCGGGTTTTTAATGCCCTACTCCTTTCCATGCGATATCAATCGCTTTATAGCCTCCAGCTTACCGGTCTGTCTGCGCATCTCCAGCAGTCTCAGAGCCTCTAACGCCTCCAGTCCTACTAGCTGCCGCTCTGCCAGCATCTCCATATCCTGCATCAGTAACTCGACTTCTTCCTTTGTGATGGGCGGTCTCATGTAGCCTCCTGTGTTTTTTTTGAGCTTACCAGCACAATAACAAAAAATAAATAACCAATAAAAACAACCAAATAAAACCATAGCAGTCATTTAAACAACTATTGTTGTTGACTGCAAAACAACTATGGTTTTAAATTAACTCATCCAAACAACACCGGCAACGCCGGGGTGAAGTCAAAACGTCCCGTTAGCCGCGATAAGGCAAAGGTGAAGAGATGATCCGCGAAGAAGATAAAACCGAGTGGTTTAAGTTTCTGGCACACGCATTCGCCATCGTCGTATGCGTACTGGTAGCAAGCGCGTTCTGCCTGATGCCTGGTGGTTCAGCATGAGCAGAAACGGCATTCGTTCACTGATTTACTGCCTGCTGATCTGCGGCGTTATCTGGACAGCGGTGGTTATCAAAATTCTGGACGTTACGGGGGTGTTCAATGGTTAGTCATCATTACGGGACACAGACCGTTAACCGCGGCGCCGTTCTGCCAGGGATGCTCGTTAAGCATCGGGAAAGCACCTGGACAGCATCAGCAAATAAACGCGGCCGCCTGTACCTGCATCGCGGGATTGAGCGGACTTACACAACCGACTTGCTGGTTGAAGTTTATCTGAACGGGTTGGGACAAGGTCTCAGCCGGTAATCGAAACGAAGAATTTAACTGAGCTATCAGGCAGCCAATACGGTGCCGGGATTCTTACAACCAAATTTCAGGAGCGAGCTATGAACGCATACCGCGCATACGACGCTATCGAAGAACGGAAATGGGCTGAGCAGTCGCTCACCGAAGAGAAGCAAAAGTGGATTGACGATCGGGCGCAGGAAATTATCGACGCCCTGCCGAAAGAGCCGTCAGGCCTGTTCCGCTTCTCTGTACCTATGGACAAAAGCCCATACGAAGGACTCCGCAGCGATGCAGTTGGCGAGGCATATAACGATCTCATTTCGGCAGTAGCTTACGCCCAGGCGGAATACGACTGGGATCACCGCACCGGCTGCCCGTTTTAAATTTAAGGGGAATTCTATGAGCACAGCACTTTCTACAATGGCAGGGAAGCTTGCCTCCCGCCTCGGCATGGATGCCGGAACTGACCTGATGAACACGCTGAAAAATACAGCATTCAAGGGTGGGAATGTCACTGATGAGCAGTTCACGGCACTGCTGATCGTCGCCAACCAGTACGGACTGAACCCGTGGACAAAAGAGATTTATGCATTCCCGGATAAAGGTGGAATTGTTCCTGTAGTCGGCGTTGACGGCTGGGCTCGAATCATCAACGAACATCCTCAGTTTGATGGAATGGAGTTTGCCTACGACAAGGAAGAAGGCGCGTGTACCTGCAAGATATACCGGAAAGACCGGACACACCCGACCATCGTTACTGAGTACATGGGAGAGTGCAAACGCAACACTCAGCCATGGCAGTCCCACCCTACCCGTATGCTTCGTCACAAGACGCTGATCCAGTGTGCGCGTCTCGCATTTGGGTTTGCTGGCATTTTCGATCAGGACGAAGCCGAGCGCGTGATTGAAGGGAGTGCGGCAGAGGTTCATGTAGGGCATGAATCTGATAGTCGCCGCCCGGAACTGATCGCAAAAGGAGAGTCTGCCGCACGGCTTGGAACTGTTAAGTATCAGGAATTCTGGGTGGCGTTAAGCGCAGAAGAGAAACAGGTTATCGGCGCGGTTGAGAAGCGCCGCATGTATGACATGAGCCTTGCAGTCGACAACGCAGAACCTGTCGATGCCGCAGCGACGGAGGATAAATGATGGAACAACGCACCCCAGAATGGTTTGCCGCTCGCTGCGGAAAAGTTACAGCCAGCCGCCTTGCTGACGTCATGGCCAGAACCAAGTCTGGCTATGCAGCAAGCCGGCAGAACTATATGGCTGAGCTGATTTGCCAGCGCCTCACCGGGAAGCTTGAAGAAGGTTTCTCCAACGCCGCAATGATACGCGGAACAGAACTCGAGCCGGTAGCACGCGAGATGTATGCGCTGAATGAGTTCGATGCCGAAATCACTGAAGTGGGGCTTATCGATCACCCAACTATACCAGGATTTGCAGCAAGCCCTGATGGGCTTGTTAATGGTGATGGGCTTATCGAAATTAAGTGCCCCAACACCTGGACTCATCTTGAGACCTTAAAAACTGGCGAGCCAAAACGCCAGTACCTGTTGCAGATGCACGCTCAGATGATGTGCACAGGGCGCAAATGGTGTGATTTCGTTAGTTTCGACGATCGTCTACCGCCAGACCTCGCCTATTTCAAAAAGCGCATTCACTTCGACGAAGCACTGGCAAATGAGATTCAGTCCGAAGTGAAAAAGTTCCTGGAAGAGCTGGAGAAAGAGATTTCCAGCATAAAAAACCACGACCATGCCGCATGAGAAAGGCAGACACGAAACGAGGTGCGCAATGACTGATTTCGGCGGATCGAAAACTCCAAAAAATGAACGTGACTACTGGCAAACGCCGATTGAAATTTTCAACGCGCTCGACCGCGAGTTTGGCTTCTGGCTGGATGCTGCAGCCTCTGAGAGTAATGCGCTATGCGCTCACTATCTCACTGAGCTGGATGACTCGCTGAACAGCGAATGGACGTCATGCGGCGCGATATGGTGTAACCCGCCCTATTCCGATATCGGCCCTTGGGTAGAAAAGGCTGTTGAGCAATCCCGGGCGCAGTCTCAGGCCGTAGTGATGCTGTTACCTGCTGACATTTCTACCGGCTGGTTTATTTCAGCTATGCAATCAGCTGATGAGCTCAGACTCATAACCGGCGGTCGTGTTCAGTTTGTTCCGGCATCCGTTACAGGAAAGCGCCAGAGCAACCCAAAAGGCTCGCTCCTGTTTATCTGGCGCCCGTACATCACCCCGCGACACATCATCACGACCGTATCGCTGGCTGAGTTAAAGCGGATCGGGAATCTGGAGGCTGCATGAGCAAAGGAACCATTATCTGCCTGTGCGATATCACTGGCGTCATGGCTGAGCCATGGGTCGAAGCAGGTTATCGCGCCGTCCTGGTGGACCCGCAGCACCCTGAAACTTCGATCGACGGTCCTGTTGAGCGCATATCGGCAACCATCCTTGAGACGATGCCGAGGCTATCTCAGATTATCCGCTCTGAAAACGTCGTCATCGTCATCGGCTTCCCACCATGCACGGACGTGGCTGTTTCCGGGTCCCGCTGGTTCGAGTCCAAGCGCGCCAAAGACCCGCATTTCCAGGGCAAGGCCGCGCTGGTCGCTGAGCAATGCCGGATGGTTGGCTTGGCGGCTGGCTGCCCGTGGGCATTCGAAAACCCGGTGAGCGTGTTCAGTAGCATCTTCGGCTCGGCCGATTACACGTTCCATCCGTACCAGTTCACTGGGCTGTGCGCGGATGACAACTACACGAAGCAGACATGCCTCTGGACGGGTAACGGCTTCAAGGCGCCGGCAGAGAATATGCACCCGATGGTTGAAGCGGCTATCGACGCCGTGAAGCTGGCCTGCGGCCGCATGATGCCGAAGAAAAAGGCGATCGAGTCCATATCCGGAACGTCCTTTGCCGGATTGGTGACTGACTGGTACCCGGACAACCGTATTCACGAATGCCCACCCAGCGACGAGCGCGCCAACATTCGCAGCGCAACGCCTCTTGGATTTGCAAGGGCGGTTTTCCTTTCGAATGCACCCCATCTCAACAAGAAGTGGGAGGCAGCATGACACCAGAAGAAAAGAAAAATGCGCTCAGAAGCATCGCGCGCAGGGCTAACGATGAGGTTAAGGCAAAACGGCGGTCATCTCCCGCTTTAAGTTGCGACGAGATATCACGACCGATCCTCAACGGATGCATGCCGCTGATAAGGCAGCTTGGGTTAACGCCAAGCCATCTCTATGTGGAAATCGGCATTTTGAACGGAAAGATAAAGGAGCGCTGACATGCCAGAAATCATCGATCAGGCCAACGAGCTGGCAGAGCGCCGGCTTGAAATGACCATCCAGAACATGCGCATCAACCATGCGGCTGTTTCGGCTACTCACTGCCGCGACTGCGGGGAAGAGATACCCGAGCGGCGCCGGGAACTGGTGGCGGGATGCCAGCGCTGCGCTGACTGTCAGGAAGAGTTTGAAGAACGTGGCAAGCATTTGGCTTTAACGAGAGGTGGAAGATGAAACATGAGATGCAACCAGATAGCCTTGTTGATCTGAAATTCATCATGGCGGATACTGGCTTTGGAAAAACCTTCATATACGACCGGATTAAGTCCGGCGATCTCCCCAAAGCCAAACTCATCCACGGCAGAGCGAGGTGGTTATATAGTGACCACTGCAAATTCAGAGAAAAGCTCCTGTCCCGCTCCGATGGGTAA